ATTATGGTGTGCTTTCTGTTTACGGCTTAACTGCTGTTGTTCCTGACTCACCTTACTATTTCGCACTTGCAGACTACGTAACCATCGCTTGGTAATATGACACTAATCTACAACTCTACTAAAGCCGTAGCTGTCCTACCAGACGGCGCACAATTCATCACGCCTTCGCAATCCTTTGCTGGCACGCGGGAAGAAATCTCAGCCAAGCTCCGCGAGTTAAACCTTGCGCCGCCGATTAGGTTTGAAATGACTCCTTTGCCAGAAGAAACTTCTACCGTTGCGCCATGAACGACAACCAAATCACACCATTCATCGGCTCAACTGTAGCCCTTATCAGTTCCCTCGCAACTGACGTTGACATCGAAACTTGGCTTAAACTAACCTCTCTTGCAGTCGGCATACTCGCTGGTATTCTCGGCTGCATTTCCGCAATCCACAACCTCCGCAAATAATATGAAAAAGAATATCTTCAAAAACTGGAAAACTTCTCTCGCTGGCTTCTTCGGAATTGCATCCGTGCTTGTTCCAGTCATCGCGCCTGAATACGCAACTATCGCTCACCAGATCACAGCTCTTGCTGTTTCTCTCGGCTTAGTCGTTGCTAAAGACGGTGACAAGACTGGTCTGTAATCTTCTATTACCCATGAACTCTAAAAAACTATACGATCACGCTTTGCAAGACTTTGGTCTTGCTGAAGTTTCTGGTTCAAAATCTAATCCTAGGATTCAAAAGGCGATTCTTCGCGCGGCGGATTGGCTGGACTCGGATGACTCGAAGACCGCTTGGTGTGGTTGTATGATGGGTTTGTGGTGTAAGGAACTGGGTCTGCCAGTGCCAAAGGAGTATTTTCGTGCGGCTAGCTGGCGGACTGTGGGGAAAGAAGTTACATTGGCTGATGCAATGCCTGGGGATATTATTGTTATGTCCCGCACGGGCGGTAATCATGTGACGCTTTTTTCAAAGGTTAAGGATGGTTTGGTCTATTGCCTTGGTGGTAATCAAAAAGACGCTGTGAATATTTCGGCGTTTTCGGCTAAAGCTATTGATAATATCCGCAGACTGTGATTACTCCTGAACAGACTATTCAGTTAAACGCCCTTCGGCGTTTGAAGGTTCTTAAGGAGAACAATGGATTGGCGTTTTATCAGCCCCATGAAAAGCAGGAATTGTTCCATGCGGCTGGGGATTACAAGCGTCGATACCTTCGCACGGGGAATCGATTTGGAAAGTCAACTTGTGGCGCGGCTGAGGACTGCGCGTTTGCTTTGGGTGAGCGGATTTGGTATCCGCCAGGGCATCCGAATAGGACGTTGGGAATTCCAAAGCGGTCAACAAAGGGTTTGATTATTGTTGCCGATTGGGATAAAGCTAGAGAAATTTATACCAATCGCGAGAAAGGTGCGGCACAAGGAAAGATCTTTCGTTTGTTGCCTGCGTCAGCAATTACCGCTTTGCATAAATCCCAGGCTGGTGAAATTGACTGCATCTCTGTCGCCTCCATCCACGGTGGAACTTCTTCGATTTACATCGACACAATCAAATCCTTTATGGCCAACCCGATGGGTCAAGAGTCCTCCGATTGGGATTGGATTCACATTGATGAACCGTGTCCAAAGAAGATGTGGGAAGCCAATGCTCGAGGACTTATGGACCGAGATGGGAGTGCTTGGTTTACTTGCACGCCAATTTCTGAACAGTGGATAAATGAATTATTCATCCCGCGTTCGCGCCTTCGAGAAGATTTTGAAGAAGGTTGTGCGCCTACGTCGGAATCTAAGTGGGTTCTTACTGGTTGTTCTTATGACAACACTTCAGTTCCGCGTGCTGGTATTGAGCGTTTTGCTAATGATCTTTCCGCTGAAGTCCGTGCAGCGCGTCTTCACGGCCGTCCGACTACAATGGCTGGGGTTGTTTATTCAGAGTTTGAACAGGCTCGGCATGTTTATCACGATCTTCCTATTGGCTGGAAAGACTTTGATTGTCCACCAGATAACTACACTATCCGCGTTGCAATTGATCCGCATCCAAAGACCCCTCATGCGGTTCTTTTTGCTGCCACTGCACCGACGGGACAAACTTTCTTCTATCGCGAATATTTCCAACACGTTCTATTAGACGATCTTTCTGACTCTATTCTTGAAATCCTCGGTGGTCGCATCCCACATTCAATCATCTGTGACCCCATTGCCTTTAACGCCGATCCAATTTCCGGCGCACAGTGGGCTGACACATTCTATCGCCGGGGACTTAACGTCACCCCCGCACCAAAAGAACTTACTTATGGCATCGCTGCCACCAAACAAGCCCTAGCCTACAAAGGTGCTGCTTCGTTGTTCTTTTCTTCCGCTTTGTCCGAAACGCTTTACGAATTCGACACTTACATTTGGGACGCCAAAAAAGAAAACAAACCCCGCGACGCCAATGACCACATGATGGAGTGCCTCTATCGCCTCGTCATTTCCGGCCTTGACTACGTTGACCCAGTTGCCGACAACTCTTTCAATCCCAATCACATTATTCCATTTTCCGGGGATAAGTCTATCCCCCGCTTTGCCGACACCCGCGAGTGGATGAAAAATGTTGCTTAATTCTCCTTGCCTTTTCCTTTTCCCCGCCTACCTTTACCCTCATGGCCCTCTCCCTTTCCAAACGCCTTGCCGCTGCCGAGCCAGATGAACTTCTTGAGAAGCTCCTCTCTTCACTCCGTCGCGATCTTCGCCGTTCCCGTAACGACATGGCCAAGAACTACCGTCAATGGGACAAGAACATTGACACCTACCGGTCGGTCATTGTCGATGACCCAGATGATCGCAGGGCAAAGCAGAAGCGTGAACCAAGTAAGCAGACTATTCCGCTTTCTTACGCGCAGGTTAACACCTTTGTGACTTATGTGGTGTTGCTTTACACGCAGAATCCAAAGATTTTTGAAATGACCGCAACAGGCACGGAAGATTTTGATCTTCGTGATGTGAGTGAGTCTGTGGTGGATCGGGAAGTTCGGAATAATCAGTATATGGCTGTGCTGACTCAGTTCCTTTTGGATATTGCTCGGATGAATCTGGGTGTGATGAAGACTTCGTGGACTAATGAGACTATTGAAGTTGAAGACGAGATGGCTGAAATGTCGTTTGATGCAATGGGTGAGCCGATTGAAGCCGCCACAACAAGCGAGATTACTGTTTACGAAGGCTCTAAGGTTTATAATATTTCTCCTTACAATTGGTTTCCTGATACACGGTTGCCAATGATTCGCTGGCGTGAGGGGCAGTTTTGTGCAGACGAGACTGCTTTCCATATTGCTGAGGTGAAGGACTGGGACTATGCTTATGGAACTGAGCACATTCTTCCAATGGACCGTGAAACTTGGAAGAACCGTGGCACTACTCGGTTGGATGAAGTTGACCCGACAATGAAACGGAAAGAGTCAGATGACGACTTTATGGTCTGCATTACTGAGATGCAATGCTGGCTTGTTCCTTCGAAGTATGAATTGTCTAAGTCAAAGAATCGTGAGATGTGGAAGTTCTGCATTGCTAATGATAATCGGATTATCTCCGCCGAGCATCTTGAAGACGCCAACATGGGCTTTTCTTATGATGCGGCTACGATGGCTCCAGATCAGCATTCGGAACTTTCTGATTCGCTTTCATCACTAATTGATTCTCTTCAAGAAACCGTTACTTGGTTGATCAATTCCCGTATTGCCGCTGTAAGAAAAAACATTGAATCGCAGCTTGTTGTTTCCCAACAGCACATTGAACTTTCTGATCTTGAGTCCCGCGCACCGTTTATCCGCCTTAAGAAATCTGCGCCAGCGGCTTTGGGTGTTGATAAATTCATCCAGCAACTTCGCACGGCTGACCCAACAACTACCCATTTCAACGACACCGAAACCCTAATGCGAATTATGGAGATGGTTTCTGGCGTGAATGGTAATGCCATGGGACAATTTGCCACCGGACGCCGCTCAGCTACCGAAGCTCGTAACGTCCAAGGCGGTGCAGCAGGTCGAATGAAGTTGATTGCTTCAACAATCTTTGCAACAGCCCTGGCTCCACAAGGCAAACGGTTCCTGCTTAACGCTCGTCAGTGGATGTCCTATGAAACTTACGAGAAAATCCTTGGTCTTGCTGATGCTGAAACAACTTACGACGAGTTCCACGCTGAACGCTGGTATGAACTTGTAGGCAGCGAAGACTTCTTTGTCTTTGACGCTACTTCCGCTTCGGAAAAGAACTACATGGCACAGTCTCTTCAAGAGTTCTCCATCGCTCTTATGGGCAATCCTGAAGTTCTTGCCTCTTCCGGCCTTAATGTCCTCGATATGCTTAAGGAAATTCAAGCACTTCGTGGCTCAAAGAACCTCGATCGTTTCAAAACCCCACAACAAAATGTCCAACCCCCTACTGCTATCCCCGGTGGAGTTCCAGCAATCCCAGCTATCCCCGGAGCAAATCCAATCCAGCCTCAAATCGCTGGATGAATTCCTTTCGTCAACCGCCGCAAAGGTTTATTCCCATGAAAAGCAAGCCGCTATCTTGGAATTAACTCGCAACGTGACTGACATGATACCTTCTTCGATCGAAGCTTTTTTCGGTCGGGAACAGATGATTGGGAAGTTATCTTCTCTCATCTCCGAGCTAGACGCTTTGAGTGATCTCAAGGCTTCGCTGCTACAAACCCAACAAAACCAGATAGAAAAACACCATAAATGAAAATGCCTTGGCTACTCCAAACCCCGCTTTTTGCTCCCGCTGATGATTTCGGCGGTGGGTCAGGTGGGAATACCGACAACAACGACGACGATATCGACGACGATGATGATCTTGAAGAAGATGATCTTGATGACGATGATGAAGAAGATGATAGTTCGGCTAAAGGCGGTGCAGGATTTGACGCCGGTGCGTTATCTAGAGGAATTGTTGATGGTCTGACTCCGCTTTTGCGGCAGCCTCAACAACAAATGTCACAGGAAGATGCCCTCAGGCAGGTGCGTGTTCCGGTTGATGAACAATTGATTGCGATGCTTCGTGATCCAGAAACCGCTCCAGCCAAGGCGCAAGCCGCAATGCAGCAGTTGATGGATAATATGATGCAAAGAAGTTTGCAGCTTTCGGGTGCGGCGTTTAAATCTGAGTTTTCTCAGGTTACTCCGCAGATTCAAGCCCTTCAACAGGCTCACCAAGAGCAGCAAATTAATGGTCTTGTCACTGAGACTATGCGTAAGTTCCCAGCGTTAAAGGGTAAGGCCCAGGTGGTCCGCCGCGCGTTGAATGAACTTGGGCAACAGGGGATTACTCCCCGTTCTAAAACGGAAGCTATGAAGCTTCTGGCCAAACAGGCCGGACGGACTATCCGTCAGATTGATCCAAACTTTTCATTAAAACCTCAGAAGTCTTCTAGCTTTGTCTCACCACGTTCGGGTGGGGGCGGTGGACGGCAGTCGTCGAGCGGGAAGCCTGCATGGGCTAACCTGTTCGGTTAATAACAACACAAACAACGTAAAGAAAAAATACTATTATGCCAGTTCTCGGATTAGGTTCATCGGCGACCAGCGAAAGCTATTGGTCGGAAAAAGCAAGACGCGCAGTTTTGCATCAATATCCTCAGGGGAAAGCTCCTCTGATGTATCTTCTTTCACTTATGGAAGATGAAGAAACGGACAAGCCAAAATTTGGCTGGTGGGAAGAGCGCGATAAATGCGTTCGCACGACAACTGCTACCTCTGGGTCTATTGGGGGCGGCGGTGCTGGTCCATTCACAACAGCAGCTTATGCTGCTTCGCAAACTGGAGCTACTTTCAGTCTTTTGGCTGGAGCAGTTTGTGGTTTGTATCTTACTGATGCCAGCCAGTTTGTTGTTAACGATCTGATCTGGATTCGTCAAACTCCAAATGCTGCGTTAAACGGCTTCTTGGATATTCGTGGCCGCGTTACTGCGGTTGACACAGCCAACAATCGTTTGTTGTTTACAACGCTTGAAGCAGTTACCGCTGCGTCAAACGCTGGCGCTGCCAACGGAATCTTCGTCTACATGTATGGCTCGTCTGCTCCTGAAGGTGACCGCAGCCGTGCTGGTAGCGTTTCTTTCCCGCTGGAAATCGAAAACTACACGCAAATCTTCCGTCACTCTGTTGGTCCTTTCTCACGCACAGCTCTTAAAGCTGGTGTGCGCTTTGACTCCACAGGGATTTACAAAGAAACTGCGCATCGTGTAGCTCTTCGTCATATGAAATCCCAGGAACTTACTGCTCTTCGGGGCGTTCGTGCTAACCAAACCGTCACTAACTCTGATGGCGACACCGTTCCGGAATACAAAACCGGTGGTATTGAATGGTTCTTGCGTCAATGGGAACTTGGAAATACTACTAATAGTGGTGCTTTCAACTACCGTCCGGGTGAGACTTCGGTTGTAGCCAGCGACTGGCGCACAGCTGATGACAAGCGTATCATTAACGCCAACGGTGCTATCACTGTTGATGAATTTGAAATGCTGATTGAGCGTGCTTTCCGCTTTACCAACGACACGACCTTCGAAAAACTTTGCCTCTGCGGTAATGGTTTCCTTTCGATGTTCAACAAGTTGGTCAAGCAGTGCTCTTACAAGATCACTGAACTCGAAAGCAAAGAAACTTTCGGCATGAACATGACTCGCTGGGTTTCTCCTTGGGGAACGCTATTGTTCAAAACGCATCCTCTTCTTAACGAAGTTGACACGTTCCGCAATGACGCTTACATCCTTGACACGGGCAATCTTAAGTATCGCCCGCTTACGGATTCGGACACCGAACTTCTTACCAATCGCCAGAACAATGATTCTGACGGTCGTAAGGATGAATGGCTCACTGAAGCTGGTATCGAAGTCCACTTCCCTGAGTCTCACATGTTCATCCAGAACGTAACCAACGTCACTGAATAATCCATATGGCCACCCTCACCTCATCTGGCGTTACGCTAGTTAAAGCGAGAACGGTGCCTTCCACCACCGGCAAGACAAAAATCCGCGAGCTTACCCTTGTGCTTTCGTCTGCCGGTGATGGAACTACCATTCCAGCTTCAGTGCTTGGGTTTACTCGTATTATCCGCTCCTCAAT